CCTTATTTGCTTGGTGTCGCCTTCGGAACTGCTACGAGACCTGCTGTTTTGTCGTCCCACTGGTAGCCGGGGTGCTCAGCGACGATCGCGGCGACCGTAGTCTGGTACTCGGTCTGAAGTTTCTTCTGTTCAGTCTGAAGCTGCGCTAGCTGGGTCTGAAGCAGAGAGAACTTGAGCTGGATGTTCTCCAGTGTCAGCTTCTCGACATCAGTCGGCTGCAGGGCCGGAACGACCGCCAACTGCGGGGCTGGCTTAGCGGGAGGAGCAGGTTTGGTTTGCGCGAAGGCGGGCACGGTGAGTGCGGTCGCCAAGATGAGTCCGAAGATGCTGCTTGTTCTCTTCATCATTGAGTTTTTACCCTTTTACTTTTTTGAGGTTCTTGTTCTTACGTTTTGCTGCGGGGCTTGCGTTCCGAGTTGCGTTTGCGAGGATGGCTCCTGCCGACTTTTTCGAGACACCCTCGGATTTGGAAATCTTATTTTGAACTTCTTTGAATCCCATATTGCGCTCCTCCCATAAAGGGCCAGAAGAGTATACAAAACAAAGTGGTGTTGGCCCGCTTATCTGTAATGCCCTGCTCCTTGAAAGCCTTCAGGACGAAGTAAGACTTAACACATCCGGTGAAGACCCATGCGGCGACTACAGTGTCCATACTCCCTCCAGATAATGGAAATTGGCTGGGGAACTTGGGGTCGAACCAAGAACCGTTCGGTTAACAGCCGAATGCACTGCCAATTGTGCTATTCCCCATCGCGTCCGAGCCTGCGGTGACTTACCCTTGCGGTGCGCCGCAGGCCTCAGAGTCAAATTTGATCCCTCGGACCGCTTCCCCGGAAGTGTGCAGGCTTTCCGCTGGAAGGAGGGAACCGTTTCGTATCCAAACCCTTGCACGGGTGTAAGGACATAGGAAGCTCGGCGTCTCATGAGAAGGTACTTGTGGGTTTCCCGACGTGTGCCGTGTGTGTCAATTTCGTTCAACTATGGAACTATTCTATCATAGTCAGAAAAATGTGTCAAATTTCCATTATCTGGAATTAGGCACTAAGGTCTTCGGCAAGGAACTCGTTCACCAGTTTTCGCATCTCGCGCGCGATCCCTTGGTTCTTGTGGTAACGGGTGAACAGGTTGCTGTTCCGGATCGCGGGGTCTTGTCCGGGCCAAATCCGATTCATCCCTGCGGGGTTGTCAGTCGGGTTTCGGGTGAGTACGGGGTGCCAGACATGGAATACCGCGGACGGCAGAGTCTTATGCGGGGAGTACAGCGTGTCCATCGCCAACATGGCCGCCTGGTCTTCGCCGCCCCAGCCTTTGAATCTCGGGTCCCAGCCGCCGACCGTGTAGTACGCTTCCCGGGGAAAGATCTGAGCCATCGCTCCGTACCAGTGGCCAACGCGAGAAGCTGGAAGTCCTTGGCTGAGTCCGGTGTTGCTGAAGTCTTCAAGAGGCGGCGGACAGGACGGTAGCCTGGGGTTTGCTGGGTCTGAGGCCGTAACACTGTTAGAAGCCGCCTCGGTTAGGCGATACAACTGGCGGTACGGGACAAACCACAGCTTAGCTTGGTGTGATCGCGCCAGTCGGATTTCTTCGGCGGCGTGCAGCATAGACTCTTTGGCAAGGAAGATGTCCGCATCAAGTACCGCAAAGATATCTCCATTGGCCCGACTGGCTGCATCGTTGACTGCGGCAGACTTTGAGAACGGTACTGAACTCGGGTCGTCGCCCAATACAATCTCAGCTTCGGGCAGGGCGGCTTCCCAATACTTCTTGAGCCATTCCCAGTTACGGGCTCGGACACCGTTAGGATCGTCGAGGCGAAGCGGGACTAAAATGCTGATGCCCTCACCGGCCATATAAACTACTCAATTCCCGGTAGGCGTCAAAAACTTCGAAGCGGCGTTCATTTACCCAGTTGCGGGATGGCTCTTGCATCTTACCCAGTTCAAGTGGGAGGTGAATCGAGGCCGCGTAGTCGTGGTACTTGAACAACCCACCCTCAACTTCCAGGGCGTCGCAGGGTTCGAGTTGCCGCGGAATGCCGCCAATCGCATCTGCGGAAATAATCCCGTGGAGGGAGGAGGTAACCAGCGCGCGGCAAGAGGCGATATCGCGCAGGACGGACAACGGTTCGGCGCGGGGGCTGATCACCTTGCACGAGACCTTGTCAGTCTGGAATTTCTCGACCAGGAACTTATCCTTCCAATGCGGGAGGATGCCCAGGTCATACTTCTTTTCTTGCGGCTCGATCAGCTCATTGGCCAGCAGGCCGGGGTCGCCGAGAGCGAAGGTACCGGTGAATCGAGAGGCGGTCAGCGGGCCGCGGAGAGCTAAAATCTTGGCGGCGGACGGGTCGAACTTGAGTGGGTAGGATTCGCGGAGGATGCCGGAACCAACCACGTATCCGGACCAACCGGCGGGCAGGTATTCTAAAAGGGACCCGACTGATACGACTTCGGATTCTCCGTTCGGGGCGTGCTGACAATCCAGGTAGGCGAAACGCTTGAGGAGCAGAGGAGCGAGCCGGTCACCGAAGTTCGGGATGCCCGTCCACCAATGCGCCTTCACGGGCCGAACTTCCGATGTCATCCCGCCCCACCCCCTTGACCCGATTAGCTTACGGCGGCGTTTACCGCTCTGTTTATGATGAGTTGCATCGCCGGAAACTGGCGTATAGAAAAGTATTCGGGCGGGGCTAAGAAGCGTTTCGTGCCGTCGGCGAGGAGGAGGCGTTCCATTATCTGGACTAGTTGATCGCGATGGTGTTAGGCGCGCCGCCTTGGAGAGTCCCAGTGCCGCTTGTCCAGGTAATTTCACCCCAGGGTTGAGCAGGAGGAAACCAAGGAGGAGTACTGGGGTAGTAGTAGGGATATTTGTCGATCCAAGGTACGCCGCGCCCACAATGAGGACAACGACCGCAGTGCGGGCAATCAGCGCTCTGATGTCCTTGGTATGGGGCACCAGACTGCGTTTGTGCGACAGAGGCGGTACCTTGGCTGAGGTTACTAGCCGCCTGCTGCTTGGCAGCGTACTGTTCGAGCGTGTCTTTCGAAATAGCTTTACCCACCGGCTCGTCGGTTGAGTGCATGTACTTTGAATATCCGTCGGGCGGGTACGCCATTTTAGATTGCTCCTAAAATTTTACTGCGGGGATGCTTCGCGCTGGCGGCGGTTCTTTTGGGCTTCGCTTAGCTTGGCACGGTGTTCGGGCGACAGTTGACGACCTAACTTAGCTTGCCTCATTTTCTCAAGAGTCTCGGGAGAGAATTCTCGACCGAGCATCCGTTGCCTAATCTTTTCGCACGTTTCTTCGGAGTGCGGGCCTAGCTTTACGCCGCGCGTCCGAGCGCCTATTTTCTCTTTCGTTTCCTCGGTGTGCGTTCTTCCGAAGAAAGGATTCTTTTCTCCGACCAGCAACCCCGTCAGCGTTTCACTAATCTTCTGCCTTGTTTCGGGAGCAACTGCTCGACCGTAAGAAGGACTATCTGCTCCCTTGCGAGGATTCAGCCGATTGGGGTTCAAGTCACCGTAGGAGAAGCCTTCTCCGCCGTGGGTGCTGTTGTATCCAAACTTGCGATCAGAGGATCGTAATTCTTTGATCCATTTCCGTTCCGCGTCGTCCAAATCATCTACGTTGTCTACTACTTCAAGGGTAGACAGAACGAAAGCTCCGGGGCCGTACTTGCGAATAGCGTGGCTAAAGTAGATGTTTTTGCCTTCTTCGGCCAGCTTGACGTGGGAACGCCAGCGGACGTGAGGCTCTTGAACGGTCTTTCCTACGTAGACTTTTCCGTTCACAGTGTTCGTAATGCAATAGATTACTGCCATTTTTCTCACCTTCCCGTGAGTTTTGGTTGAGGAGGCCGTGGGGAAGCACAGCCCCCTCTTCCAAACTTTTGTAAATCTAATCCCTATAGTTATTAGACGTTCAAATCAACGAAAAATCACAACAGGTTTTAGATTTATTTCACAACACTAGCTGGAGGAAGTCTGAGACTGCAACCGGCGTAGCGTCATGGTAGAACCAGGCGAATCTGTTACCTTTTCCATTATGTGGAAACGGGCAAGTCGTTTCTGTTCCGCTTGCCTCATACGGTTGTTATTCCCGTATGTCCAGACTATTGCATACCTTTGCGGGTCTTCTTCGCTTAGTCGTTCACGGTCCCGTGTGTAGGGTTCCGCCTCGTTGGCATCACAGCGTCCGAGTCAATCAGAAGAAGTTTTACCTGCGCCGATGATTTAACGCAGGGTGTTGGTATACCTTCACGGCTGTTATCTGCTGTATTACCAGCAAGATGAGTCATTTCTGCTCACCTCTTATGGTTCCAATTCCCATAAGGTCGGACTATCGCATCACCCCGAGGGGTGTTCTATCGCTTAGTCTCTCACGGCCCCTTTCGGGTTCCGCCCTGTCAGCCATCTCAGCTTCCAAGTCAATCAGATAGAATTTTCTAACTACGGCTCTCACCGTAGCGACGCAAGTATGTCTACGTTGTAGCTGACCCACGAACTAAGCTACGTTTACCAACACAGTCGGAGGCTGGGTCTGCACACCACCGATTTGACGCGCAGGATCCGAAACCGAACCCTGTTCTGGAGCAGACTGGATGAAGAGCTTCACGTTTGTTACTCACCGTTGCCGATGGGGCGGGTCATTTCTGCTCGCCTCTGTACGTCACCGCACAGGTCGGACTATGTCATCACCCTCTTGCGAGGGGCAAGGTATATAGTCTCTACACGTTCCCGGATGTTCTCGGGCTTCGCTCGGCGTTTTCTCCAAAGGAGACGTTCACCGAATTAGCCTTGTGTTCGAAAGCAATTACTCGCTTAAGCTACCATTTTCAAATAGTTCTTCGATCCGTCTTCAGGATTCTTGCCGAGGAACACGGAGAAAATCGCGTCATCGCCAAAAATGTAAGTGTTGTAGAATGTGTTACCTGAGATGGTAACAGTAGGTGCCGTGGTCGTCTGCTTGAACTTAACCCCGCCGAACTTGATGACATCTTCGTTCTTCGGGAGCTCGAACAGCATAGCGCGCATGGAATCGTCACGCTTGATAATGTCGGTCAGACCATTAAAGCTCGTGTCGTTCAATACGTCGCGCACGACGTTGGGGTGGATGATTCCGCCGAACGAGTTGTCCATGAGAGGACGAGCGTTGACGGATGCCAGCGACTGGGCCGCAGAGCGAATGTTGTTCGCAGTGAGGTAGGAGCCGTTGGCGAGCTGGATGTTCACCAGGGAATCGACCGCAACAGCCGAGTCAGCGGTAAGCTGGACAAGGGAGTTGAGGGTGAGGGCCAGGCGATAGTTCAGTTCGTTTGCAAGGTTCTGCAACAGACCTGGGTCATCGATGGCCACGTCGAGTGCCAAGTCCGAGGAATTGATAAAATCAGCGTACTGGCCGATTGTAGCAACGATCTTCGAGCTGGACTCGCTGATGGGGGAGCCCACGGTCCCTTCCGCCGCCTGGTTCAAATTGGCTGCGAGGAGAGCGTAGGTGTAGACAGTTGTGTTTTGGAGATGCCCTTTCGGGTCACCGGGCTTTCGCCCCTCTTATGTCACCATAAGGTCGCTCTGTACGTCGCCGCACAGCTCGGACTCTATCTTCATTTCCAGATAATGGAAATGTCCGGCGTATTAGCCTCTACGGGTTCTGGTTGCCCAGTCTTCCCTCGGTATTGTCTCAAAGAGAGTTCCACCGATATAGCCGGATTTTACTTCAGCACATTAATACTGAATCTGGTTTCCCTGCCGAAGAGGCAGAGGGCGCTGCTTGGTCATGCTCAAAAAGGGCGTTTGGGCCTTGAGATTGGGCACGGCCTCGCGTTCATCATTGTGTTTAGGCCGCCAGCATCTCTGATGGGGCGCTCTGCATATCGCTATGCAGTTCAGACTGTATCTTCAGTTTCTTCAAAGCAATTAGGCGAAGATAAAGTTCTTCCCGTTTGGGCGGGCAATGAACCTTGTGGCCTAATCCAACGTATTCCATTCCAGCTAGGGCCTCGTCTCTCTTGACTACGAGATACGGAAGCGTGTGGAGGAGAAACTGCTCAATGTGGAGTTTGTTGAACAAAGACCACTGGAAACAATTCCTTTTTCCTTTACTTCGAACGTCGCCGCCGTACAGTTTCTTGCAAGAATCAAGCACGGTCTTGTCGTTGTTCGAGATGGTCACGATCAGATGGTAGCAGATAACACCCCGAGAGAGGGTTTTGTTCACTCGGATGCAACCTTCGCCATCAAAGAAACCAGCCATGTAGGAGGGTTCTGCTTTGAGGTAACTGCTGTTCGTCTCAGTCGTTACGGACCCGTGTTGCTTCATTTCCTTGAGTTTTTGGAGGTATCCATGTTTCTGGTCCTCGGACAGATTTTCTCTGTTCTCAATAAACTCAATCAGAACGTCAGCTTGTTCCCTTTTGTATCTCAAGTAGGGCAGAATAGCTTTAAGGAAAGCAACGGTAGAA